TATCAAGAAGCATTATTTTTTTTTACAAATAAATACAAAAAACCAAAGTTATGATACACGACCCAAAACCAGTAGATTTAGAATTATTAAAAGACACTTGCTGTAAAGTATTTGAAGTAAATATTGACGACCTATTAAGCCCATGCAGAAGAAGAAATGTAATGGATGCAAGGAGAGCTTTATTTTATATACTTAGAACCGAATATGGTTACAGCGAATTAGGTATCTCACGAGCCACAGGAGGAGCTAGAGACCACTCTACAATCATCCACTCTAATTGCACCACGGGTGACATTTTAGATACCGACTATCAATTCGCTACAAGGTATAAGACGTTCTATGAGAACTTTACACTAAGGCAATATGTAAAACCACTACCACCAAAGCCAAAGACCTACAAGCTAAAGGTTAAGCCTATCTATGAATATTATACCGATGAGATGATCGCCCAATCGAAGATTAAGATGGAAAATAGAGTTAAGATGATTTCTGATGGGTATAAGCAAAAGATTTATGACTTTTTTATTAGAAGCAATAGCTTTTTATGCACTCAGGATAAGTTTGGAATATCAAGACGTTTATTAGATAACATCATAATCGAGAAACTAAAATGACCGGCTACTACTACACTATGCCTGCTGACGTAATGTTCGATAAAAATATCTCTGACCAATCTAAATTAGTATATGCTCTTATTGCAAATTTCTGCGATAGGTATGGGGTTTGTACCGTTACAAATAAGCGATTAGGAGAGCATTTAGGTAAGTCAGATAGAAGTCTTTCAAGAGTCATTTCTGAGCTTCATGAAGCAGGTTATATTGAGGTAAAATTAGATATTTTAGACAACAGCAAAAGGACGATTACCCTCACGACAAAAATGTCTACCCCCCACGACAAAAATGACGTACCCCCACGACAAAAATGTCTACATAATAATAATATATATAATAATAATAAATATATTGTCGAGATAGAGGAAATTGTGAAGTATTTGAATGAGAAAACAAACTCTAAATACCGTACTGGAAATGAGAACACCAAGAGGTCTATAAGCGGAAGGTTGAACGAAGGCTTTACCGTAGAAGATTTTAAAACTGTTATAGACAATCAGGTTGCGAGATGGACTGGAACGGAATATGAGCAATACCTAACACCAAATACTTTATTTAGTCCTAGCAAATTCGAAAAATATCTTAACTTTGCTAATAGACCAAAAGAAGAAAAACCAAAAATCAAAGCATAATGACACATGGATCACTATTTTCAGGTATCGGAGGTTTCGACCTTGCAGCAGAATGGATGGGATGGGATAACATCTTCCATTGCGAATGGAACGACTTCGGTAAAAAAGTATTAAAATATTATTGGCCACAATCAATTTCATATCATGACATTACACAAACAGATTTCACTATTCACAGAGGAAGAATTGACGTCCTCACAGGAGGGTTCCCTTGTCAACCTTACTCAACAGCAGGAAAAAGACTTGGAAAAGAAGATGAACGCCACCTCTGGCCAGAAATGCTTAGAGCAATTCGAGAGATTAAACCACGTTGGATTGTGGGCGAAAACGTACTCGGCCTTGTTAGTTGGAATGGAGGGATGGTATTCGAGGAGGTGTGTGCTGAATTGGAAGCTGAAGGGTACGAAGTCCAACCGTATGTACTTCCAGCTGCAGGTGTCAACGCTCCCCACCAAAGATACAGAGTCTGGTTTGTTGCCCACTCCAACAACGCAAGAACCAACGAGCAAATGCGAGATAACAGAGAATGGCAGGAGAAAAACAAAAGATGGGAAAAGCAGTCACAGTCTGAATTTAGGCAGAGTAGCTACAATGATGATGCCAACACCTCAAGCATCGGACTATGTGAGAACGGTTCGGAAGAACGACTACAGCCTTCGTCATTTGGAGCACAATTCTGGATGGACAAAGAAAATTGGATTATTGCTAACTCCAACGACAACGGAATCGGTAATGGACTTGGACAAGTTCAAAGCCAGGATGGAGAAATATCCGAACGGAACAACGATGCCAAACCTAGCGACTCAGATTCATTCAATGATGTTGCCGACTCCAACAGCTTCATCTCAAAAGGGAAACACATCAAGCAATCGAAACAAGGGGAATTTAACAGACAAGATAGCAGAATTACAAAATCCAACTTCCAAGAGTTCCCAACTGAATCCCCAGTTTGTAATGGAGATGATGGGCTTTCCGAGCGATTGGACTCTATTACCTTTCCTAAATGGAGAAACGAATCAATCAAAGCAGGAGGAAACGCAATAGTACCTCAAGTAGCACATCAGCTAATTAAGGCAATACAGAATTACGAAAACCAATTAAATTTATTCTAATGACCAGAATACAACCACACAATATCGAAATAGAGGAGCAAGTGCTAGGGTTAATCCTAAATAATCCTAAATCATTTGTAACCGCTATAAACATTATTAACGCTAATTGCTTTTACAAAAATGAACACCAGACTGTATTTAACGCTTTTACTAGCCTGTATTCTCAAAGCAAACCAATCGACCTAATATCGGTAACTACTTACCTAAGAAACACCCATAACTTAGAATCTATCGGAGGTAACTTCTTCCTGATGGAGCTAATGGAGCGTTCAGGATCATATTCATCTTTTGAGTTCTTCTGCCATACACTACTTGAATTAAACGAGCGTAGAGAAGGAATTGAGAAGTCATCAAAGCTAATTAACAGCCTATACGACCTATCTACTGATTTAGACGAAAATATGGTGATGGCAAATGAGGTGGTTTTAAGCCTCTCTAACGAAGTATCTAATGTAGGTGGTGTCCAACTATCCACTTCACTAATTGAGATGATTAGAGAGCAGGAAAATGAGCTTAGAGGGGAATTCTCGGGTTGCAAGAGCAGATACACTGATTTAGATAGGGTAATAGTAGGCTTTAAGAACCAACAAGTTGCAGTATTAGCAGGTAGACCAGGAATGGGTAAAACAACCTTCGGAATTAATATTGCCTATAGGCTTGCAAAGTACGATAAGACCCCAGTAGGTTTCTTTAGCTTAGAGATGAGTAGCGTAGAGCTGACTAAGAAGTTTGCAGCAATCGAATCTCAGATTTGTAATTCTCGGATGACTATGTTGCCCGAAAAGCAGGTATTAGATTACTTTAGTGCTATACAATCTATCGGTGATTTGCCAATCTTTATTGACGACAAACCAGGTGCTACAATAGACGAGATTAGAGCGAGAGCTATTACAATGAAACGTAAGCATGATGTGAAGTTAATCGTTATCGACTATTTGCAACTTATCATTACCAAGTCTAAAGGAGGCAATAGAGAGCAGGAGATTTCTGAGATTAGTAGAAAGGTAAAGCTATTAGCCAAGGAACTAAACATTCCAATCATCGCTATTTCCCAATTAAGCCGTCAGGTAGAACAATCAGACCCTAAAGTACCTTTCCTACACCACCTAAGAGAATCAGGAAGTATCGAGCAAGATGCGGATATGGTATTGATGTTATGGAGACCTGAGTATTACGATTATCCTGAGTTTGAGTACGATGGCAAGATGGTAGACTCTCGTGGAATGGTAGTTACCTATGTGAGAAAAAATAGGAATGGAGAGACAGGTAAAGCCCTTATGAAATGTAATTTGGCTTATGCAAGTTTTTATGACAATAATGTTGATAATTTCATGTTGCCTAATTATGACTTTTAATTTAATTTAGTAAAAATAAACGACAATGGATCAGAACAAGGCAATTCAAATTTTAGTAGAGGTAGCATTAGTTGCCCAAGCTAAAGGAGTATTATCGTTAGATGATGCGGTATTGGTAAAGGAGGCTATTGATGCTTTCAAATTACCAAGTGAGGGTGAAGACGTGAGCGGAGATGACGCTAAAGAGGATTAACTATAACGTAGAAATCCTTGAACGGCTAAGAGAATATCTTTTAGCTAATCCAAACGTGAGGTTTTGTCAAGCCCTATACAATTTACGGATTGTAGACAAGCAAGACAGGTATAGCGAAGAATCATCCAGAACTCTATCGAGGTTACGGGAAAGTTTAGAGGACGAAGATGAGGATTTCTTATACTAACGTAGAGGAGTTAATAGGAAGCGTTTGGAAGTTTAACAATTCAGGTGGCTGTGAAGTCGAACTGATAAGCGTAGGGAAGGCGGTTAGTAAGGTCTCCGGTAAAGTTCTTATTTTCCGCCATCTCACCTACGATAAACCTAATTTTGCAACAAACGAGGCTGATTTTAAAAGAAGTTTTAATTGGGCCGATAGAATCAAATGAAAGTATACGAAGCATTGGCAGAGCAAATCAAAAAGAATAAGCAGATTGAGGCATTAATGTTACTCAAGAAGCAGAAGGAGTACGAATTGAGAGAGATTAGATTGACTCTAAGAAAACTAATTCAGAAATGACAATATCACACGACAACATAGACTGGTGGAAAAAGAATATGAGCGT